AAAAACACACACATGAGCATTATCAAAATCCAAGAGGAGTTAAAAGCTCCAAAAAACCAACGCAATTCATTTGGTAACTACAATTACAGAAGTGCAGAGGACATCATTGAGGCAGTTAAGCCTATCGCCCACAAGTATAACTATTACCTTAATATCACAGACGAGGTAATTGAGATAGGAGGCAGAATTTATGTAAAAGCAACGGCTAGGTTAGTCCCCGCTGACGAGAAAGGAATGCTATCTTCGGCAGTTGGTTGGGCAAGAGAGGAGGACACGAAGAAAGGAATGGACGCTGCTCAAATCACTGGGAGTGCTAGCTCATACGCTAGAAAGTATGCTCTCAATGGATTGTTAGCCATTGACGATACAAAAGATGCTGATGCTACTAATACGCATGGCAAGGAGGAAGTTGTTGCCACAAGCAAGGCGGTTGCCACAAGCAAGGCGAATGACAATAACATAGTATTTGACTTTCCTTTGTTAGCTAAAGGCGAAACTAAATGGCTAAACGAGGGCACTCCAGAGTTTGCCAAGATTAAGGAGTTGGTAAGCAAGGGTGCTACCCTAACGCAAGTTAGACAATACTTTTCGGTGTCGAAGAAGATTGCTGACAAGTTATTAGAGGAAGTTAAAGCGATAGGGTAATGATTATTGAAAGAGTTTATTCAGAGTCTGATTACAAAATAGAACTAGAAGCTATACAGGTTAAGTTAAAAGAAATTACAAATGCATTACACTCTGCTATTGAAAAAGGCAATGACTTACATCTTGGTATAGTTGTAGGGCAAACAATTAGGCAGTTAGAAGAGATTGCATGCAAATAAAAACATTACCCTCTCACCAAAGCTTTTTATTAATTAACAGGGGTGTTGGTTATGTCGAAGTGGGAGGGTATTTTTAAATTATTAAGCCATGATACTAAAAATCATTATAACAATTGTTTTATGGGAATTAGCCAAGTGGTTGTTCTATAAAATAGCAAATCAATAAGCAATGAAAACAACAATGCAGTATTTTATTGATTATTTAGAAAATACATTTGATACAAAAAGCGTATTACATTGGGAAGAAATTAAAAAGACTGTTATTCAAGAAGAAAAAGAGCAGATAATGAATGCTTACGAAGGTGGCTATAAAGCTTGTGATTTAGATGAAACTTTAGAAATAAATAAAACTATGTTTAGCTGTCAACGATATTATGATATGAACTTTAACCAAAACAAATAACCTATGAAGTATTTATTAATTATTGTATTATTTGCATCTTGTTGGGATGGGGAAATAAATGGTAGAAAATATAAATTACATACGCCTTGTATTAAAAGCCATACTGAAATGTATATTGAAAATACATACATAAATAAGCAATTATATACACAACCCAGATTTAGAGAAATTTGTGACTGTTATGGCGAAACTGATACAATTTGGAAATTAGATAAATAAACATATGAAAAATTAAATAGAATACTATGTGAGCAAAAGTGGTTAGTTAATTTTTGGTGTTTTGCAAAATCATACAATAACAGAGGTAAACATAATAGGTTTAATAAATTTTATAAAAGACTAAAACAAACCACTGGTATTGAACATTATATAGATAATTATTTAAACCAAAACAAATAACCTATGAAGATAAGCAAACCGATTACCCTATGGGATAAAATGATGGAAGCTATCAATAACCTAGAGCCTGATGAACATAAAGAGTTAGTAACAGACAAGGAGGTTGTTGAAAGGCTGATAGAATTAGCCTACCATTACAGACTAGAATGTAAGAAGTTAAAAGAGGAATTAGAAGACATTCAATCTCATTTAGATGATTTTAAATATGAATAAAAATAAACGCCATGATAACACTACAACATTTAGAAGAAAGACCATTAAGCTATTCATCAATTAAGGAGTTCGCAAAATCTCCTAAACATTATATCTCCTATCTAAACAAACAAAAAGAGACTACTCCTGCCCTTCAGTTTGGGAGTCTCCTACATTGCATGCTATTAGAACCACAAGAGTTCAGCAATAAGTATGCGGTGTCTCCTAAGTTTGATATGCGTAAGTCTGCTGATAAAGAAGCCTACGCAGAATTTCAGGCTAAGAACGAGGGTAAGGAAGTGGTTTCGGACACCTTGCACAATGAGGTATTTGAGATAGTAGAGATTGTAAAACAAAACCCAGAGTGGGCCTTAGCAACAAGCGGTGCTGAGTTTGAGTTCTCCGAGAGAATTGAATTGTATGATTTACCATTCATTCGCATTAGAGATATCGTTAAGGGCGGTGGCACGATAGACGTAAAAACCGTAGCTAATGGACAGATTGATGCCATAATTAAGGACTTCTTCAATTACCAATACCATATACAAGCTGCCGTTTATGGAGAGCCATTCTCTTTTTATGTAGTAGAGAAGTCAGCTCCATACTACAACGGATTGCTGAGTGTAGATAAGAGATTCATGGATTACGGCAAGAGAGAACTAGAGAGACTTTGTCTTGGGTTTAACTATTGCTTGTCAAATCCTGAGTGCTTTAACATGGGTTATGAGTTTTGGTATCGACTCGAAGGGATTAAACCAATAATTTCTTTGCCATATTGGGTTAAAGAACATTAAAATATTTGTATGAAAGAACAATGGAAACCAATAAAAGGATATGATGGCTTATACGAGGTAAGTAATATAGGTTTAGTTAGAAGCTTGCCTAAAGAATGGGTAAGCTGTAATAGCAATCCTATAAAGTATAAGAGCAAGATTTTAAAACCTACTTCAAAAGAAAATAGTTATGCTAAAGTAGTATTAAGTAAAAACAAAAAGCAAAAACATTTTACATACATAGACTTGTAGCTGATGCTTTTATTGAAAATACGGATAATTTTGAATACGTAGACCATATAGATTCTGATAAACAAAATAATAAAGTAACAAATTTAAGATGGTGTACTCAAAGACAAAATATTCATTATTCAATAAAGAAAAAAATCCAGATAAAAATATAGGCATTCATTATAATAAAAATGAAAAAAGATGGAAAGCTAACATTTGTATCCATGGGAAGCATATTTATTTAGGCTCTTTTAGAAAAGAAGAAGATGCTTTAAAATCATATTTAAAAAAGTTTAAAAACTTGGACGGGATAAAACCTATTGTTAAATTACCTAATTGGATTAAAGATGACGCATAGTTATGACACGATAGAGCCATACAAGATTATTCGTTTGGTTGAAGATGAGTTTGGACTTAAGGTAACCGAGAGGACTAGAAGATATCCTACTATTAAGGCAAGGTTTGCTTGTATACATTTGATAAGAAAGTATTCAAAGCTATCTCTACCTCAGATATGTAAGTACATGCCTGTTGACGACCACACGAGTATATTGAATGCTCTACGAAGAAGTGAAGAGATGATGAAAGAGGATAAAGATTATTACATGAAACTAACAATGCTAGATGAAGAACTTAACACATACCTCAAAAACAAGAATAACGTTCTTTAGCCATATCAACGAGGTTGATAAGCCGAAGTACACATATCTTGATAAAGCTCTGGAGAATATTCGTCAGGGCGGTAAGGTAAAGGAGCTGATAGAAAAGATTAGAGCAACAGAAGATGAGTCTCAGATAAGAGAGTTAAAGAAACAATTACCTTGCGTTTTGTTCTCAGGGGTATTTGATATTCCTGTTAAGAAACAAAGAACGGACAATACATACTATGAGTCTTATCGTACAGACGAGTCTTTAAGTTTACATTCCAGATTTATTCCTTTTGACGTAGACGATATTGATGACGTTGAGAAATTTAAGGAAGATGCTAAAAAGGACGAGTACATATATGCACTATGGGTATCTCCTTCAGGAAGAGGATTACATGGCTTAATTAAAATAGCAGACGGCAATAAGCACGACCAACACTACAACGCCTTGCTTAAGAGATATCCTATGTTTGATACTACTGCTAGGAATCCGTCAAGAGTTTTGTATGCATCCTACGACCCAACGATTTATATAAATGATGATAGTAAAACGTTCTTTGAGGTCGTTGAAAACACTAGGAATGAAGGCGTAGCATGACAGGAGACAGGACTGATTATTCTAAGCTGAATATAGCCTCAAGAATGATTCAAAACGCAGAGCAAGGAACAAGGCATAATGCTGTTATGAGAGCGTCGTATTTAGTAGGTGGATGGGTTGCAGGCGGCTTGGTTGAAGAGCATATCGCTAAACAGATACTTGAACATGAGGTATACAAGAAGTTTGCTTCTGACGAGGTAGACATAGAACTAAGAGGTATTGCTGATGGCATAACCAGAGGTATGCTTGCTCCTATTAACGAGTTATCTGTTTTAGAAAATGATGTTGTACAAGAATTAGGAATTGTTGAAGAGGAGCTATCTTTCTTGTCTAACAATCAGTTAGATGAGGAGTTCATGAGAAGATACAGAGCAGGCTTGATTCCTATGGGATTGCCTTTCGGATACCACGACATGGATAAGTATTTGTTGCTGAAGGAGGGAGAGTTTTATGCTACCCTATCTCACTCACACACAGGTAAGACTACCTTAAATCTTTGGTTATTATTTTTATCTGCATACCAATATGATTGGGGATTCGTTATATACACAGGGGAAAATAGAACTGCCTCTGTTAAAATGAGAATCATAGAGTTTTATGTAGGTAAGAAGATTAGGGAGATTCCAGAGTTTGAGTTTCAACATGCGTTAAAGTGGGTTAATGAGAGATTCTTTTTGTTAACAACGATACAATGTATGAGTACACAGAATTACTTAAATACGCTGAGAAAGTTTCTAAGTATCATTCTATCAAGGGTATATTTATTGACCCTGTTAACGCCTTAAAGCGAGATGCTAGGATAAATAGATACGACTACGACATGGCTATGTATACCGACATGCTATTGTTTACTAAACGTACCAATATATCTATCTTCTTGTCTTTACACACCAGAACTGAGGCACAAAGAAATAGAAATAAAGATGGTAATCAGACTATGCCTTTCCCTGCTGATGCTGACGGAGGTGCAATATTGTACAACAAGGTTGACATATTTGTAACCATGAACAGAGATATTCAGGATAAAGATAGGTATATGTTTACTGAGATTTATGTAAACAAGATGAGAAACAAAGAGACAGGAGGAGATGTAACCCCAAAGGGCAACCCTATTGTGCTGAGATTTGATTGGGGCGTAGAGTTTGTAGACCTATACAACAATATGCCAATTAAGAGAAAGCAAGTAGTTCAGCCTAAGATGGAGTTCACCCCACCAACAGATGAAGATATTGAAACAGCATTAGAAGAAATACCTTTTTAATATGATATACGACGGATTTAGAATAGCAGTTTATGATATGTCTATAAAAGACGTAGCAGAAAGAAAGAAGAAAAGAATTGTGTACGACTCTGCTAAGAAGGCTTCGGCTAAAATAGGTATTAGTGAAACCGTTATAAAGAGAGTAGCTAAGAACAGAGAGAGGATATATTCTGAAAAGTTAGAAAAAGAAATCGCCATAAGGCACATTTAATAAAACAAACAACATGAAAAAACATTCCAAGAAGAAGCACTTCAGTCAAAGTTTGAGGAAGTAAAAGCGACGATAGAGTCTTTCAGGAAGGCAGTAGCCGTTGAGACTAATCTATCAGACCCAACTTTAGTAGTAACTAAACTGAATTTGCTGCACGATAGCCTACACTTGGCTGCAACGGCAAAAGCGCAGATAACATTCTTATTAGAAAAACACATCGTTAAGAAGATATCAGCATTAGACGGCATGGAAAGAAGTGCAACAGAAAAGAAACACTTTCTTTCTTCTGAGGTCGGAGACGTTAGCTTCTATGATACATTCATTGATGCACTCATCAGAGAAGCTCATTATCAAATTGACATTTTAAGAAGTGCATTATCATTTATTAAAGCAGAAACAAAAATTTAACAACATGCAAAAAGAAGAAAAAGTAAGCTGCGGAAGCGGTAGAAAAAGAAGTGATTCATGGTTATCAGTAACTATCAATCCAGACACCATTAAACCATACATTGAGGAAATGAATGGTAACAAGTATGTAAAGCTGAACATCAACATCGGTAAACCAAATAAGTACGGTAAAGATGTATCTATTACTATTGATACATGGAGACCTGAAGAACAACAAGCTCCTAAGAAAGTAGAGCAGGTTAATAACACTCCTATTGGAGAAGGCGGAGACTTGCCTTGGGATTAAGATATTAAGTAGAGAGCAGGCTAACACGCTTGTACCACTGCCTCGTGGTTGCGTAAGACATAGCTATCTTGGTTTAACGACTTAATGGGTGGCTCTCGGCGGATGAGAACCGCTTTTCATCACCAATAAAGATAGCAGGGGCGTTTAGGGTTGTACGAGAACAACTCATATGGTCAGGTGGCGGAATGGTAAGACGCATAGAGTTTGGTTACTGCGTGAAATACTTACAAACTCTATTATACATTGCAGCGGTTTCAGCACTGAGTATTGCAGGTTCGAATCCTGCCCTGACCTCAAAAACACACAATTATGAGTAACATACTATACAAGCATATATGCAAGAAATATCCAGACGTTAATTACGTTAAGGGCGAAGACCTTAATCTTGACAATATGTATGCAAGAGAAATATTTAAAAAATGGCACAACACAGATGACTACCCAACGGTTATTGATATTCAGAAGTCTATTGGAATCAGCGAGAGAACAATATACAGAATAGCTAAGGAACATAAGATGGGTAATAGATGGGAGCTACACAGATTAAATAAGTAATATGAAACATTCAGGTTCTTTTAATTACGATTTAGACTTTGCTGAGAAAGCTGAGGATTGGGCAAAGGATATGTTTGAAGGTAAGACTAAGATAGAAGTCAAGTCCGATAGGTTAGCACACCAAACAGGCAGAGTATATATAGAAGTATATAGCAGAGGCAAGGCTTCTGGTATTAGTACAACGCAGGCTGACTATTGGATTTATAGAATAGATGAAAAAGATACTGCTATAATTGTATCAGTAGAAAGACTTCGTAACTTAGTAAAGCGTAACTTTGAGCATTCAAAGAAATTTGTAAAAGGCGGAGATAACAATACTTCGCTAGGCGTGTTGATAGACATAAACAATTTATTATGCTAGAATGTATATACGGAATTGAATGTGAAATACCAGATTGCCCCAAGCTATCTGAAATAGATGGTAGCATGTTGCCACAGAAGGAACAGATGTTTACTAGAATGGAGATACCTGAATCATTCTACGATATAGATATAGACGATGATGGCGTAGCTCAGTACAATGAAGAGCAGGCTGAGTTTATTGTGAGAGAGTTTAGAAGATGCAGAGAAGGATATTGGTTTATGAACAATGGCATCCCTACCTACATAACAGGGGAGCATTATTTTTACCTTAACTATTGGACGCTAGAGTCTGGCATTCAGCCAGAGTATAGAGATGCTGATAGACAATGGTTCATATTTGAGAAGGAATGTTTTAACGATAAAGAGATACTAGGCATCATCAGGGTAAAGAAACGTCGTGAGGGTGCTACCTCTCAGTGTAGTTGTATACTTACACAGAAGGCATCCATGACAGAGAATACTCGTTGTGGTATCATATCTAAGACAGGTATTGACGCCTCTGACTTGTTTGTTAACATGGTGGTATATGGATTCAGGGCATTACCTTCTTTCATTCAGCCTAGAACAGACGGAACAGAAGACCCTAAAAAGAGATTGGTATTGGTTAAGCAATCCAAAAAGAAAAAAGAAAGCAGAGGATTGTACAATAAGAGAGAAGGATTAAACTCCCTTATTGAATGGCGTAACACTGCCCTAAACTCTTTTGACTCTGGTCGTTGGATTATACTTATTGACGAGGCATCTAAGTATCCTGCTGATGTACCTATTTCAGCCTATTGGAATATCGTAAAAAAGACAACTACTGAAGGTGCTAAGAAGGTAGGCTTTGCGTATGTGGTATCTACCGTGAACCCACCTAACAACGGAGGTCAAGAGTACAAGACTTTGTGGGACGACAGCAATCAGTTTAAGTTCGGTAGAAGCACACCTACTAAGCTAGTGAGATACTTCTGCCCTGCCTACGAAGGATTAGCAGGATTCATTGATGAGTACGGACAATCCATGAAGGAGCAGGCTAAGGAATACATACTTAAAAACTACAGAAATAACGACCAAGATATTAGAGACTACCCCTTAAACGAAGAGGAAGCCTTCAAGTTTAATCAAGAAGATTGCCACTTCAATTTGGACAACATCATAGCACAAGAAGAAGAACTACGAGAAAACCCTGTTTTCCTGCGTACAGGGAGGTTTTATTTTGATGGCGAGGGTAAGGTTCAATGGGCGGACGATAAGGCCGGGAATTGGCTTATTTATAAGTTTCCCGAGAAGACTAACGCATGGCAACTTAGGGGCAATGTATTGTATCCAGAAAAGACATCTGAGTATGGATTTGGATGCGACCCATTCAAGTCGTCTATGACATCGGGCAAGGGGTCTATGGGTTCTGCTTGGATAGCTGAAAAGTTTGACTCAACCAAAGAAGATTCTGGGAACTTAGTAGCACATTACTATGGACGTCCTAAGATGAAGAAATTATTCTGGAAGGAAATGCTGATGGCTTCCATGTACTATGGCGTACCTTGTACGATAGAGTTGGACGCAGGGGATGATTACTATGATTACTTTAAGGAGAACGAGACAGGGCACAACTGCCTTCCATTGGTAGGTAAGAAACCTGATGCGGCTATTAATCCAGATAGAAAGACTAAGACAAACTATTCTATTAGAGGGGTAAGTTCTGCTGATGCTTTTGTATTGGGTAAGCAATTAGACTACGGCATATCTTACATAGAGAACCACTGCAAGAAGATTAAGTATCCAATGTTATTAGAAGAGCTGAAAGAATACAAGCATGACGACAGAACTAAATACGATAGAACGGTTAGCTTCTTAATCACATTGCTTACTCTTACAGGGCAGAACAAAGCACAGAAGGAAATAAAAAAGAAGCAGCCTCTTATAGAGACGTTCTCTGTAACACCATTCAATAACTATAGATTATAAGGATGCCTTGTTGGGGAATGTAAGCTCCATCATCCTATCCCTTATTGGCTGTGGTATTTTTCTATACGACTTCCTGAATTTATCAGGAGCTAAAGAAGAAAGTTTTTTGTCGTTGTAAATGCCTGTTGGGAATCTTTTTAGTTCTGGTAACATGTAGTAGCTGTATAAATATACATTAGCCTTTCTTATGTAGTTTGAAATAGAAATAGGCAATTCCCATTTTCTAATTTTTTCTACCGAACGCATTTCGCAATCCTTCTCCAGCTCAACCATGCAATCCATAGTTTTATATAGCTGAGTCTTGTTCATGATTCTATCCCCCGCCATCCAAGTCCAAGTTAAATCACAGGCCTCAGTCCACTTATCCCATCTGTCATCTAACTTCCATTGCTCCATGTGAGAGAACTCATGTACCAATATTTCAATCCAATCTTCAAAAGGCCTGCCACATGCAACAACCAATGCCTTTGAGGAGTCATCAAAATAACCATGACAATCCTGAGACAAGTCGTCAGTTAAAACAACAGTCTTAGATGGAGACATAACAAGTTCTATACCGTAAGTTTTGCATTGTCTTTTTACGGAAGAAACAAATGGCTTAAACTCATGCGGTACATCAAACTTCATTATTGAGCTTTTAAATCTATTAGGTCTGGCCTTTCGTCTTGTTCTGGTAATATTTGTCTTGAACCACCTCTAATCTTTCCTAGCATTTTTCTGTATGCATCTTCTAAAGCGTGTAGTTCGTAAATCTTTCCTATGATGTATGTCTCTTGCTCTGATAGTGTCATCTTGTTAAATGCTTTTACAATTTTTAATTTTGCCATATTATATCACTTTATCTGTGTCGTACTCGTATTGTAGAAGCAAATCTATAAAATGTTTTGCTTTTTCCAAGTCTTGTTTACCATTTTTATCCCTATGTCTCATGACGTATTTTATAATACAGCCTTCTATGAATGGTACATTATTCTTATGTATAACTCCGTAGGCTGAATGGCATACTTAGCGTAGTGAGAACCACCCACCTGTATATCAGATGCTTTCATATTAAAATACTTTATTGCCTATGATTCTTTTGTTGAATACCTGAAAGTCTCCTTCATTCTCTACAATGATATGGGCAAATCCTGTGTTGTGTTTTGTATTATGTGGGTCGTAATCTGGAGCTAAAGTACAAAGACATCCTGTACTCCAACAACCAATATCTTCCCCCTTGATGTTACCCTCAGAATGTTCTGATGTTGTATGCACATGACCTACAATCATTGATGACTTAGCCTTAGTGAATACACCTCTTGCAGCATTCACAGGACTACCGAATCCTCTAATAATAGTATGCCCATGTAACATGTGCAACTTGCCTGCTCTAAGAACAACGTTCTGCTCGTAGAAGTCTACGTTGTATTTCTTTAGGTTTAATCTCTGTGGCAATCTGTAGTAGTGGTCATTGAAAAGCATTGGTGCTTTCTTCATCAGATAACGTACATACCAATTATCATGGTTACCCTCAATCCAAACTATATGTGCTGTTGGGAATATTGTTCTAAGGTGCGACAAGAATATTTCGCAGTAATCAAAAAAGTCTACAGTGTCCTGTGGGGACGGCGGTGGACTATCGTGGTTTGTAAATGGAGTGTTGTCTAATATGTCTCCTCCTAATACAATGGTATTTATTTTATTCTTTCTTCCGTAATCTATTGCTAGCTTAATAGCATCTATGTCGTGATTAGGAATATGTATGTCAGACATCCAAAGAATATTATTTGCAATTTTTGGTAGGTCTACGAACTTTCTTTTTGCTGATTGTGATGGCGGTAAGTCAGGAGTATTAAATGTTACACGACTCTCTTCCTTGTAACTAAACTGCCCATTAGCTCCTGTAATTCTTCTAATATACATTCTCGCATCTTCTTTGTCCTTAAATATCGCAGGATAGTCTTCAAATAATTTAAGTGCTATAGCTGACTTTGCTATTGATGGAAACTTTAGTACATACTCTTTTGCAAGAGCTTGCTTCTGCGAGGTTTTATTTGCCATTGATTAGAATTGAGATTTTGAGAATGCGTATGTTTTGTAAAATATTTCTCTGTATGCATCTGAAGGTTCACCACCAATCCATCTATCAAAAAAGAATTACACAAATCAGCAAGAGTTTTGTTTTGTTCATCTTTATATTTCCCTCCTATGAAAAGCCCCTCGTCAACAATGTCGTACTCCAAGGCGTCAACCCACCTATCAGTGTGTCTGTCGTAACTGTAATTAAGTAAGTATGCTGTGTAAATAGATGTTTGTACATCTGTTGAATATAGAGATGTTTTAATGAAAGCAACCACATCCCTATCGTGTCTTTTGTGCGAGTTTTCCATTGGTTATTAAAGTATAATACAAAATTATACTAAACTTCCCCAATAAAACAAAAAAAGTGGATAAATTTTTGACTACTTTACTAAAAGCCTAAACAAGAAGTTAATTACAATGCCTATGATTGTCCCGATTGTAACAACACCTAGCCAGAAATACTTGGCTTTCTTGATGATTTCATCGTGTGCGTCAATCTTATCTTTAATATTTTCTAAGTCTTGCACAAGGCCATTGCTATGCGTAAGTTTATTACCAACTAATGCGGAAACAACTTGATTCAACTTTTCATCCATGCCGTCTATCTTAGACTCTAATTCTGATAGTTTATTTTCCACATTAGTTAGCCTTTGTTCCATCAATTGTATCTCTAATTCAATTTCCATTATTCAGCAATTTCAATAGGAGTTTCTTCTACTGGCATTTCTACCACTGGAACTTCTACTACTGGAGCAACTACTGGAGCTTGGTTGTCGTTTGACAACTGAACAATAACGTCAATTAAACTAACACCATTCTTACATGGAACATCTTGGTGAAACCAAGCAGCGATTTTCTTTAAATCAGCGTCTGTTAATGTATACATCTTTTAAATATTTATGTGACAAATATACGTTAAATATTAATTAATTCTTCCTGCTTATATTCCCTGATTGCATGGCGTACCAAATCGGCCTCCATGTCTCGCCTAATCTTCAGCCCCTTAGCATTGTCGCCCCATAATCTCTTCATTGCTGATAGTTGGTCGGCAATCCCATTATAATCTTTTTTAATAACTAGGTCTTTGATGTTATGCATCTCTATCCTTCTATCGTTACTAGGGTCTGTATTAGCTCCTCTGTTATAAACCAATGACAGCAATGCTCCTGAAGCATCTGGTAGTAATTTATCTACCCCTGGGTATGCACTTATGGTTATGATGCTGAAACGCTTTAGGCTTCTTTCTATAAATACCTTCATAGCCGCATCGTATGGCACTACTACATTTTTAACTAAGTTATAGGAATGTTGAGCATGCAATCCTTTTAAACCTGAAACACTCTTTAATAGAGTTACTGAATCAGCAGAAAGGACGTCTCCCCAATCTGCCTGTATTTGTTCCTTGCTATTGTACCCCAAATCGTACCCTATACCAATAGTAATTCCGCTATCGCCTATTTCTACCTTTGGCTTATTGTATAACTTGTTATAGTTGGCAGGAGAACCTACCTCAAAGAATATAATACTATTTACCGCTTTCTGTGATATCGTCATCTGCAAAAAAGTTTGATAAGAATTTACCTACAAATGCTGAAGCTAGTACGACATAGGCTACCACTTTATAATCGCTAGCAAATGCTATACCTGATGCTGCCAATGATGCCGCACTTAAGCTGTCAGCAAACTTTCTAATCTTTTTGGTGTAGGACTCCAATAGTGTGAAATACCAAATTTCATGTTATTTAAGTTTAAAGTAGTATTGGAAGCTGATGTATGGTGTTGCCTTTGATGTTAATCCTACACCTACACCTATCATTCTGCCATTCTTTTTCTGAAACAGAACGTTTCCTCCTACCCTGTTTACAAAATCTATCCTATCCAAAGATACATCAAAGCCTGCATAAAGATGCCAAGTAGGTACAGGTTTTACTATCATCGTATTTGTAATCTGTTTTTCAATAAGATGCGACATAAAGTACCTGCCAACAATCTTGTTTTTTGTACCGTATCGGATATAAATACGTATCCATTCGTATCTATGCGTATACTATCAGAATATACGTATTTGGTATAGTAGTCAGCTAATATAGCTGAGGTGTCTACCTTCATAGGTATTGTGTCGTGTATTGTATTGATTATAGCAGGAAGAGTGCGGCCTTGCACAATTTTTGGTATTCTTAGGGTGTCATGCACCTCTCTCAAAACCTCGTATTTTTTACCATCTACTTTCACTATTTGCCCTACGTCCTTAGCCGTATTTTCGCTGAAAATAACAACAAATAGCAATACTACAAATAGTAAAAGGGATATGTATTTCATTTAGTAAGATTTTTCCTCTATAAATCCAGAGTTATATTTAATATTTATGTTCTTTTTTATCTCCGCCCTTCTGTCGTTCATAATATACACAGACCTAGCTAGATATATAAAATTCTCGCCAAAGTCCTTGTTCTTCTCACACTCCCTCTTGTTGTTCTCTATATTCCATAGTATTCTATTTACATTCACTAAATCAGCTACTAATGGCTCTTCCGTCTGTAAAATTATTCTTACTATAGAATCTAAGTAGTCTAACTCGTTGTTGATGTTCTTTAGCTTCGCCTCGTCTTTTATCTTTTCTCTTTTTATGGTGAGTATAGTCCACTTGTCTATAATCTCTCCTATGCTTACTTCTATTTTCATGTATATTTTTTTACAAAATTACAAAGTTTCGGTTTAACTTTGTTTAAACACCACAAAAATGCCACATAGCTACCCGTATTTTAAGCAAGAAATAAAGGAATTTATACAAAGAAGAGTTCCCAAAATGGGAAAGGTGCTTGATGTAGGGCCAGGGGAAGGGACGTACGCCAAATTACTCCCAGAGTATAATATGGATTGCGTGGAGATTTATGCCCCGTACATAGAAGAGTATAAGTTACACGATTTATATGGCAAGGTTATAAATGATAATGTGCTGAATGTAAACATGTCGGAGTATGATTTTATAATACTTGGAGATGTACTAGAACATTTGGATTCAACAGATGCTCAGATTTTAATACACAATATAGTATGTAGCGGCAGAGAATGCATGGTTTCGGTTCCGTACATGATGGAGCAGGGGGAGTGGGGTGGTAATATACACGAGACTCATCTTCAGCCAGATTTGACTCCAGAGGTTATGAAAGAAAGATACCCAAGCCTTAGGTTAGTTTATGGTAACGAGCAGTATGGGTATTATTTTGGCACTATAAGAAAACCGAAGAAAGCGTTTGTGGTATATACCAACGAGGCCTATATTGATTTAGCTGAATTATGTGTTGAGTCTATTAATAAATATAGCAACTATCCTGTTTATGTATATGTATTGGGTTCGGATTCAAAAGTTAAGGGGGCTGTAAATATTAGATGGGAATTTGAGCCGCAAAATATTAAAAATCGGCTCAGCTACATAGACAGAGAAAACCCTGAAATATATAGACTCCTTATAGAGAGGCCTGCTGTAGTGAAACATGCCTTACAATACAATGACATGGTTTGCTATGTAGATTGTGATTCTATTGCTACAAAATATGTAGATTCTATATTTGACTACTTTGACGAATATTCTAGCTACCCTTATTTCGTAGAGGGTATTTACGACTTCTTACATTACAAGGGTAGAGGTGGCGCTGACACCTTTGACGATTTAACAACAACCCTAGAACATCCTGTGTGTGAGTTGTTTCATTCAAATCAGCTAGAAAGAAAACAAACCAAATATAGACAAACGGGTTATTTTGTTGCAGGACAAAATTGTATAGACTTTTTAGATTTATGGTATTATAGATGTAATCATCCTGCAATACTTAAAAATAATGCTTGGTATGCCCCATACAATGAAGAAACTGTCTTACAGACTTTAATATACGATTACAAGGCCTATAAGGGACTTCCGTACATATATATAAATGGTTATAGAAAACCTGAATTTACGGGGGAGTCTTATCAGTTAGAAAGTTGGGTTAGAATACCTGCAACTGAAAAGCAGTTGCTATTTTACCATGGAGAAAAAGACATACAAAAGATTAAAAGCATAATAAATGAAAATACTATTTCTTCCTAGCCACATGTCGACAGGCGGAATGCCACAATTCTTAAACAAGCGTATAAAGTCTTTACAAAGATTTGCTGATGTAGAAATATATGTTGTAGAATACCAATGCTACAGCATAGACTTTGTTGTGCAGAGAAATCAAATAAAGAATATGCTTGGAGACAAGTTCTTTACCTTGTACGAGAACAAGATGGAGCTGAAGGATATAGTAGAACGTATTCAGCCAGACATTATACATATAGATGAGATGTCTGAAAGATTAGACAGAGAAATGGTTAGTTGGATGTATAACAACGACAGGAGGTATAGGATTATAGAGACTTGTCATGATGTGTCTTTTAATCCTGCTGATAAAATATTTCAGCCAGACATGTTTTTATTCTGTACTCCATACCATGTAGACACCTTTAATCCAAAAGAATATGCTGTAATAGAATACCCTATAGATGACAACTCTCAGCACTCTTGGGCAAATAACTCTTACAGAAAGGCAACAGATTTTAGAAAGAAAGCTGTATTGAATGTCGGGTTATGGACGCCAGGGAAAAATCAAGCAGAGGGTATAGAGATTGCAAAAAATACCCTAACATGATGTTTCATTTTGTTGGTAACCAAGCTGGGAACTTTCAAGATTATTGGCAACCGCTTATGGAGAACTTACCTCCTAACGTAAAAGTTTGGGGAGAGAGAAGCGACATAGACATGTTTATGAAGACTGCTGATATATTTATGTTTAATTCTACATGGGAATGCAACCCGCTTGTTTTGAGAGAGGCTATTAGCTACGGACTACCAATCATAGCTAGAAACCTACCACAATATAAGGACATGTTTACTGAGTACCTTCAGCCAATAGACACAGACTTAAATACCATAGAAAGAAACTACGAAATACCAAAGAACAATAGAACATACGACTTTGCTCTTAACCACTATGTTTCGTACAAAAAATGTTTATCTAAACCCATACTTAACCAAGGTGTGTCCATTACGCAATACTTTGTTAATCAGCCATACCTAGAAATAAATTCTGTTGTTAAGGAAGATTTTAATGTTCAGTTTCTTGATGAAAAAATAATGTAGTATACCAAAATGTTATAAAGTCAAACTCTTGGGTTAAGCTGAATAGACAATGGTTTACTAAATGGAGAACTATTGTTTCTTTGAGAGGTTCTGTTATATACGATGAAACACTTAACTACGAAGGTAAGAGGGTGTTGATTGTAATTGATAGCGATTCCTTGGGGGACAATCTAGCCTGGATGCCATATTGCCTAGAGTTTAAAAAGAAACATAAGTGTCATGTAATAGTAGCAACTAACAGAACAGACTTGTTTCACTACCCAGAATTAGAAATAGTTGGTAGAGGTGTAAAGGTAGAAAATCTACATGGGCAGTACAATATAGGATGGCATTATGATGCTGATAGAGAACCAGAGTTGTGTAACACCATTCCTTTACAGAAAGCAGCCACAAATATTCTTGGATTAGAGTATAAAGAAATAAGACCTAGAATAAAATACGAAATTGGTGATAACAAATATGGCAAATATGTTACAATAGCAACTAATAGCACTGCTGGACTTAAATTTTGGGTTAAAGAATATTGGCAACAGGTTATAGACTACCTTGTAGAAAATGGCTATAAAGTCATAAATACATCAATAGAAAAAATCCATTTAACAATTGTTATCAGCTAGAAGATGCTAGCCTAGAAAACACCATGTCGGTAATACATCATTCTGAGTTTTTTATAGGATTGAGTTCAGGGATTTCACACCTAGCTTGGGCATTAAATAAAAAAGTAATTATGATTGCTGGGTTTACTGATAAAAATCATGAGTTTGAATGCATAAGGCCTTACAATGATAAGGTGTGTACTGGTTGCTGGAACAACAAAAACTTTAAATTTGACAAAGGGGATTATGATTGGTGCCCAATATGGAAAGGATACGATAGACAATACGAATGTCAAAAATCAATTACCCCAGAGATGGTTATAGAGGAAATAAAAAAGCTAGTTTAATTACTAGCTTCTGTTTTAACTTCTTCAGTCTTTGCCTTTTCGTTATCTAAGGCAACCTTTTCTACAAATGCTAAAATTTGGTTACCATACATTGTAGGTAATTTCTCGTTAGCATAGTTGATTAATGCCTGAACTTGCTCAGGAGTAAATGAAGGTACTTCGATTTGTCTTTGCTCTTGATTCATGGATATATAATTTAATACACAAATATAATAAATATACTAAAAAGAATAAGATTTTCTGAAAACTTTAGTAAAAACCTGGAACACTGGCTGATAGTTAGTGCAATAACTATTGCTTTCTGGCATATAATAAGATACATTAGCATTATTACCTGAACCGCTATCAGAATAAAACTCTGATAAATATGGCTTTCCGCTAGTTGACATTAATGTATTACCCACTGCAATACCACTAACAGAAGTTGGCACTATGTAGTCAGAAGTTGCTGCAAAAGTGCCACCAGAATCAGTAGATATATAAGCTACTGGATTTGTTCCACTTTTTGATTGTACAGCAAACATCACTCCACCACCACTAGACATACCGCAATAAGCGCAATAACCTATGGTTAATCTATTAGAAAATCCTGAACCATAGTTGTTACTTACGTTTATTTGTCCTCCCGCACTTGGGTTAGTTCCGTAGTTTATAACAATTTGATATTGCCCTGTGTAGTTTAAGGCAACGTCATAAAACAATGTGTTTGCTGATACACCACCAGATGTCCAAGAGCTTCCGTAGTTATTTGAATAATACCTTACAGAGTTATTATTTACTGAGCTTAATGCCACATATGACATACGAGAACCATCTCCTGAAACAGACATAGACATTCTAGTCCATGTGTTACCAGAATAACTTCCAGTGTATACAGAAAAAGAAGCTCCATAGTTACTTGACACTGCTATTGTACCCTGCCCAGAACCGCTACCAGATGAGTTTTTCCCTGCAATGCATATATATTGTCCGCTTTCAGACATGTCAATGTCGCATATAAAAAAGCTAGCAAATGGAGATGCTCCTGATACGGTTACCGTAGAAAAAGAAGCACCGTAATCACTAGACACATAAACTACATTTGATAGATTGCCACCAGCAATAACATATTGCCCTGAACTACTAGCTGCTAATGCAGTGTAAACATATACCCCTGGCGAATATGGCAAAGCGGTATTATAGGTAAATGTAAAACCTCCGTTAGTAGACTTGTAAACCCTATTGCCATCAGTAGCATACACATACTGATTGTAAGGGCCATATGTACACGCCTTGTATTGGCTTAAAGAACCTTTTGTTACTAGCTGATTTCCTACCCTCCCTGAAGCACTAACATAAGCATAGCTAGAGGCGGAATTAGAGGTTAGTTCTCTACCTGTTGATGGTATAGATGTTTTAGGCACAAACACACCTGTGTTACAAGCATCAGCTAAATTAGCTGCTGACACAATTTGATTACTTCCCAGTCCTGCCCAACTCATCTTCTAATTGTTTTATTTTTTGTTCTAACATTGAAATCTTATAGGTATGAACCTGAGAGTAGTCTACTGTTAAATGCCCTTCTATAGATTTACTTACAGCATCTGGTAATAGTTCTTGAACTTCCTGAGCTATATAACCATAGTGTAATTTGTCATCTCTACCATCAAGCCACTTAAATACTATAGTTTGTATGTTAGAAGAGTCCTTAAACTCTTGTATTGATTTTAGGGTTATGTCCGAAGGCTCAAAGAATGCATTTGCATAAATATAACCATTGGTGTCTACATAAACATCACTTCTTGTATAGGCTGCGTTAGAAGAACCATTACTCAGCACTATGGCTGTGTTATATGCTGGAGAAATAGTATTAAATCCTGTACCTGAGGTTCCGTTACCTCCGTTAACACCTGACGTTCCTGAAGCTCCTGTAGCACCTTGTGGTCCTTGTGGGCCTTGAGGTCCAGTTGGTCCAGTTGGTCCTTGCGGTCCAGTCGGGCCTGTCGCACCTGTAGCTCCATTCACACCAGAAGTTCCACTAACACCACTAGTTCCTGATACACCTGACGTACCATTTACTCCAGACGTACCATTTACTCCAGATGTTCCTGAAGAACCACTCACACCTGAAGAACCATTAGCACCATTCACCCCTGATGTTCCTGAGGTTGCACTAGTACCACTTGTTCCGTTTGTTCCGCTAGTTCCATTTATGCCATTAGTTCCGTTGATTCCATTGGTACCATTTATACCATTCGTTCCGTTTGCCCCACTCGTCCCACTTGTTCCATTAACACCTGACGTTCCGTTAACACCTGACGTACCGCTAGTACCATTTACGCCACTTGTCCCACTTGTTGCTGAGGTTCCTGATGTTCCGTTTACCCCGCTTGTACCACTAGTAGCTGATGTACCTGAGGTCGCAGAGGTGCCTGAACTACCAGAGGTAGAAGAGCTACCACTAGAACCAGAACTACCAGAGGTGCCGTTTACCCCAGATGTCCCCGAAGTACCATTGCCTCCAGAGGCACCCGCAAGGTTGATAGTCCAAATAGCATATGTTCCTGTGCCTGTATTGTTTAAGGAAGAAACACTCAGACTACCCGTAGATGGGTTATAGTTAATAACAGTAGCATCAAAATAATGCGTTACGTCATATACAATTCTTACTGATTGTGCTGTGGTATATGATAAGCCTGCTTGGGTTGTTAAATTCACCGTTGTGCCAACAACAGTTGGGATAGCAAATGAGGTGGTGGAAGAGCCTATATAATAAATAGAAAGACCGCTAGTACCTGCTGTCCCAGAAGTGCCGCTTGTTCCATCTATTCCAGACGTCCCAGATGCCCCGCTAGAACCACTAGTGCCGCTTGTACCGCTGCTACCTGAAGTTCCTTTTGTTCCTGAGGTACCTGAGCTACCTGAGGTTCCTGTTATACCACTCGTTCCTGATGTTCCTGTTGTTCCGCTTGTCCCACTTGTACCTGTGCTGCCACTTGTCCCGCTTGTTCCTGTTATACCGCTAGTTCCGCTAGTACCCGTAGTACCTGATGAACCTGAAGTACCTGTAGTCCCAGAGGTTCCAGAGGTTCCGTTGGTAGAGGAAATACCGCTACTTCCTGAAGTCCCTGAGGTACCCGTAGTACCTGATGTACCCCCTGTTCCGTATTGAGGTATGTTTAATACTCCCCCAGAAAATGTAGCTGGCCCTGACACCCCAATAGTTGATAGGCTGATAGGAGTTTGGTAGTCTACATTAGGTTGGGCGGTAACAAAACCGCTAGTCCCTGCATTCTTTATTATGCCAGAGGCGTTAGGTATTTCACTTAATACGGTATTCTTGCTCATGTTACAAATATACTTATTTTATTACCCTTTTCTATTTAGATTTTAATAATTCTATATCAGCCTTTAACTCGTTTATTATGCTTTATAACTTCTGTATTTCTTGTTTAACTTCTTGCCAATATTCTAATTCTTTATTAGGTGTTTCAAATTCGTGCCAATGAATAGCTTCTATTATTTCATCTACTGCTATTAATGCACATTGTTTAGCTTGTTCCCATGCTTTATAGTTTATAGATGTACTTGCTAATGGTGGATTATACCATGCCTCATTAGGAGTAGTTTGATAGAATTTATCTACCATTTCTATTGCTTTTTCTATAGGTGTCATAGTTTGGTTTTTGACAAAGTTATACTATTTAGCTTTTAGAAGTTCTATATCAGCCTTTAACTCGTTTATTATGTCTTGTTGCTCTAATTGTATTTGATGAATCTCTTGTATTGCTTTTACTAAAATTGGAATTAATACAGATGTTTTAATTGATTTGTATTCTTCACCACTTTCTTTGTCAGTTGAAACATCTACCATTGATGGGAAAATTTGTTCTAATTCTTGAGCTATAAATCCAATTTGTTTGGTTTTTGTGTCGTCATTTATTAAATTAAAGTTTCTAACCTTTAATTGTAATATATCTGCAAGTTTTGGAGTAGCGTCAACAATATTCTCTTTTAATTTAATGTCAGATAAAGTACCATAGCTATTATTTACATTAACAATATTTCCATTAGAATATATTAATACTTTTTGAGTACCACTTGCACTACCTTCATAAAACCAGTTACTTGTATTAGATACACTTAACTGAACTGAAACGCCATATCCATTTGTTGCATTTGTATTTTTAAATACACACAAATTATTACCAGCATCATCAGCATTAACAGTCAAATAAGATACTGGACTTGACGTACCTATACCAACTTTCCCCCCACTTGTTATACGCATTCTTTCGGTAC